CGATGCGCCCAATCTGGTCGGTGATCGGGTCCGACAACGGCTTGGTGTCGCCCCGCAGTTTCAGATCCAACCGAGCGTCGAGCCGGTAGACGCCGGCGTCGCTCAGGAAATAGACAAACTGTCCCGCCGTGGCGATGGACTGCCGGGCGCTGCACCCAATCTCATCCGTCAGCAGCTCCAGCTTCGATACCGGCGAGTCCACGGCAAACGAACCGCCATCCGTCGAGGCGAACTGATTGACCGTGGCCAACCAGATCGAGTTGCGCATGAAGACCAAGAACGAACCCTCCACCCACGGATGCACCGCCACGATGTAGTCATTGCTGCCTTGGTTCGCCCGAAACGACTGGAAGAAGGGATCGTAAAGGTCGGGATTCAGAACATCGGAAAGCATCACGCTGTCCCGCCCATCCGGAAGGACGAGTCGGCCATTCGCATACGTTGCCCAGCCGACCGAGCGCATGGTGCGATAGGTTGGCCCTTCCGCCGGAATGCCCGCCGGTGCCTTCACGAAAGCCCCTTGCGGGTTGCCGTCCCAATAGAGAGGCGCCTTCGTCCGCCGCACCTTGCGACCGATGATTGTCGCGTCCGAGGCCGTCCCGCTCGGGACTGTAACGGTGAAGTTATTGACGTTGGGCGCTGCCGCCACTTCAAATTCTTGCCCATCAAACGCCGCCACCGTCCCGCCCTCCAGCCGCACGCGCATGCCAGCCGATAGCCCATGCTGCGGACACGTCACCGTGGCCGTCGTGCCGCTCACCGTGATCGGGCCGGCCGGCTTCTCCTCGAAGCCCTGCTGCGACGGGCTGGCCTCGCGGAGCAGATAGAGGCGGTCGAACGCCTGCACCATGCTCACCGTGTCGCTGGGGTCGATGGTCTCGCCGGTCGGATACGGAATGCTGTCGGCGTAGCTTTGTGAGTAAATCTCGTTGCCATCTTGATCCGTGATCGGGTTGCCTTGCTCATCCACGATGGGCGCGTAGAAATTGTCCACATAGACATGCGCCGCACTGGCGCCGGCCAGCACGATAGACTCTTGGTTATTCCAACCGGGCGAGCGGTAGCTGTAGCTGGCAAAGATCCCGCCCGGATATTGATTCAGCAGCACCAACCCGTCCGGGTTCAGCGCCAGCGTAAAGTTCAGATCCACCGGCAGCGTCACCTCAAAGTTAAACGGCAACGTCATCGGAAAGCTGGTCGGAAGGATCTCATCCGCCAACCGCCGCGCCCCCTTGCGCGTCTTGGCTGTTCCGCGGTCCAACCGCATGTTCTCGCTCAACTGCAACACGCCCGCCGGCAACGACACCGGATTCATCCGGCTGGCAAAGCCGATGAACCCTGCGTCTCCGTCGCGGACTGTTGGGCTTTCGAGGGGCATGATCTTTAGCCGCGCTGCATGACTACCCAGCTGGTGCCGTCTGAACGCAAGAGCGCCCACGCGCCGTCTGTTGCTGGCAGTATCGCCGTTCCGGCTCCGCTGTCGTCAATCGGAACCACATTTGACGATGCCGATATTACTGTTTGCGCTCGGATTGTTTTGACTGTTAGTTCGCGTCCCGTCCACTCGCTGGCGGTTGGAAGTGTAAGTGTGATAGTTCCAGCGCGGTCGCAGATAATGTGGCCGGCTTCGGCTGTGACCGTGTAAGTGGAATTGGTTGCGGTCACTGGCGCGTAAAAACGCCGATCTAGCCAGACGTTGCTGGAGCCAGTATCTACAAATACTTTGCGAGTCGTTCCGGTGTTGTAATTGCCAGTCTCGACCACGTTCTGGGTCTGGATCATGCGGATGCCATTCGTTCCGCCTTTGATCGTGTTGCCGCTGATCGTGCCGTTCAGCACATTTGGCGATGTCTCACCAATCAAATAAATGTTGCTCACACCGGAGCATTTGAAAATGTTTCCGCTAATAGCGAAGTCTTCCAAAGAATACGGGGCATCAGCCCGAAGAAAACAGGCAAACGCCGACGCATTGCTGGTCAACACGTTTCCAGTAATAGATACATTTTTGACGTTGCCGGTTTTTGCGTAGACGCAAATACCTTGCTCAATGGAGCCGTCAATGCGGTTGTTGGCAATTACGACGCCGTCCAGTGACGCGCCTCCTCCACTTGATTGCTCTACATAAATAGCTGTGTCAGTTGCAGTCGTTGCGCCAGTGTTTTCTATGCTATTGCCAACGATGACACTTGAGGCGGTGTTGACTTCGGGAAGAAGCTGATGGCGGATGCCTCCGGTAATGTTTCCGACAATAATGTTGTTGGAAATGACGGCATTCAATCCTTGGCAAATGATTCCGTCAACAGATCCATCGGCTACTTCAATCGTATTCCCGTCAAACAAAATGAAGTCACCAGCAGGGTGCGAATCAAGGCCAGCATCACGCTGCGCTGCGGCATGACAGTTGGTCACGCTGACAAAAAGATTTACGCCATCGTTGTCTCCGATTGTGACCATGTGGCGCTGGTCTTCACCGTAGCAGTTGGCCACTTTGACGTTGTAGCATCCGTTGCCGATGACAATGCCGTAGGAAAGGCCAACCGACCGAGCGTAGCGCATCGACGTATTGGTTATCGTGGCGTTGACGCAGCGATCGAGCGCGATTGATGCGCGGTCGACGTAGTCAAATCTGCAACGATCAACCAGCACGTTGGCGCATTTGTCAAAATCAACGCCAAGCTGGAGGCCGGTATTTGCCCCGATGAAGCCGACATCGCGGAGCGTGATGTTTTGCTTGGGAGTCAGTCTTGCGATGGATGCGCTGGCCACAGTTGTGAAGTCATACAGCACATCGTCACTCAATGTTATCGCTGTCGAAGAATCCACAGACTTGATTTTCACAACTTGACCCAAGACAGCGCTTGTTCCGGTATCAAACATCGTGCTGCTGGTAATCCATGCGTAATCGTCTGCGGCAAATCCAGATGTGCTTGCCACCGCAATGCTGTTGCTTCCGGTCAAAGTGTTAGACGTTAAAGCAACTCCGGTTCCTTGGGAGCCTGCGAACGTAATGGCCGACCCGCCTGTGGTTATTTGCGAGCAGTCAAACACCGCATTTTGCAAAACAAGGTTTTGTCCCGAAGGTGCAATGTTTGAGGCAAGCCGGTAAGTCAAGCCGCCGCCATCTACCACTTTTGCTCCGCTATTTAGGGCGGCCAAAACAGCGGCGCTGTCGTTAGCGACACCGTCGCCGACCGCGCCAAAATCCTTAATATTGCCCGTGCCATTCATCGCGTTCAGCCCCTTGGCCAGCTCGGCGGCAGTGGCGCGTTTGGTGATGCCGCCTTGCTGGATGATGAGTTCGTCGGCAGCGTTGACGGTTGTGGCGTCGGTTAGTTGGGGAATTGTTTTGGCCATAAGAGGAAGTGAGGAGTGAGGGTGAAAGTGAAAGGGTTAGGAGATGTCTTTGCGGGGATGGGTCAGGACGTAGCTGACGGTTTTGGCGTTGTTGCGGCGCATTTCGCTTTCGACCAGGGAGATGAAGGCGGGCCATTGCGCGGGCGGGAGGGTTTGGCAGCCTTCGCTGTTCGTCCGAGTAATTCCGCCGCGGTGGATGTTGATGCCGAAGTAGCCCGTCTCTTCTTGTCCGCCGTCGCGTTGGACGGTCACGGCGTCGGCTTGGACGAGCGCCTTGTAAGGATTGCCGCTGCGGATGCCGTGTTTGCCCAGGCGGTAGCGCCAGACGCCAGGCTTGAGACTGGCGTAGCCTTTGCGGGCCTTGGGGTTGAAGCCGGAGGCCGCCGGGTCCACATTCGCATTGAAGGCAACGTGAGCGTTGGCGCTGACCAGGATGATGGCGTCGTCGTAGAGTCCGCGGTCGTTCTTACCCTTGGCGCCCATCGAGTCCCGGTAATAGCCGCGGATGCCGACCAGGCAGACGGGATCGCTGACGTTGGCCGCTTTGAGCTGGGCCAGCGTCTGATCGCGTTTCTGCTGTGGTCGGTTTTTCGGGATCACTTGGTCGGAGGCTTCACCGTTTTGGCGTCGAAGGTGACGGTGGCGCGTTGGTTGATGAAGTCGTAGCCGAGCGTGACGCAGCCGGTGGCGAGCAGGGCGAAGGCGGCCAAGAGGATGGCCGCCGCGATCCATTTGATTGCCATGGTGCGCATGTCGTCGGAGTTCAGAGCCGGGCGGTGCCGTCTTTGGCGACAATTAAGCCCCATCCGGCGAGTAGGCTTGCGCCGACGAGGCCGAGGTCGGGGATGGTGCCGTTGGCCAAGAACTCGCGGCCGGCGGTCGAGAGTGAGGCGATGATTGTGAGAACCCCTAAGAGGCTCGTTTTCCAGTTACGCATGGTTTTGTTTCTCCTTATGATTTCCGGCGGTAGTCCCGGATGACTGAAAGTAGGGTGACGAGGCCGATGGCTAGGCCGATGCCCAGGCCGGCGACGCGCAGGTAGACTTCGAGGGTCTGCATGAAGGACACGGCAACGGTGCCGGTGGTGGCGACTGTGCCGAGCAGTCCCCTCTCCAAGGTGCTAAGTGTGGAATGCTCGGCGCTCATGGCTATTTGCGGTAGGCGATGACGGACCCGGCGTGCAATTTGATCGCGGTGAAGATGCCGTCGATCGTGGTGCCGGACGGGATGGCGGTGGCGCTGCCACTTGTTACGTTGGCAATGCCGGTGCTGTTGCCGGTCAGGACTTCGAATTTGGTGGCGTTGTCCAGGCTGTCGATGCTGACGAATTCGCCGGTGACGGCGTTGGTGTCGGCGATGAGCAGGCTGCCGTTCTGGCGGTTGGTTGTTCTTACGTTAGGGTGCATAGGTTTTTAGAGTTGGCAGTTAGCAGTTGGCAGTTAGCAGTTCAGAAGGTCTTTTAGTCTTTTAGTCTTTTGGTCTTTTGGTCTGCCTGGGCGGCTCAGTAATGTCCGATCCGGGCGGACCAGGTTTGGGGTTGGTTTTGTTGGAAGTAGAATTTGTCGCGCTCGGTCACTAGTTCGTTCATGGCTTTTTCTTCCATGAGGGTTGATTTCGTGAGCTGGCCGTCTTCTTCGAGGAGGCTCGCCGTGAGGTAGTAGCCGACGGCTTTGCTTAGGACGGCGGGGACCGTCGCCGAGAGATTTGATGTGGTGTAGGTGTCGGGGCGCGTGCGGTATCTCACCCAGGCGGTGGTGGGGATTTCCGCGTCGTCGGGGAAGCGGATGCTGTCGCCGAGGAGCGTATAGGATAGTTCTCTCGCTGAGGCGGTTTTGTTCGGGTTGTCCCTAGTGATGGCAAAGACTTCGCCCATCGGGGTCTCGCCGCCGCCTTGGTCGTAGTCGATTCTGAAGCCGTTCGTTTCGTCGCCCTGGATGGTGCGCTCTTCGATGCGGCAGAGTTCGGGCCAATCGGCCCAGGTCCAGCAGGCCTCGATGGCGTCGTTCGCCGCGGCGACCAACATCGTCTGCGCACCGGAGGGCACATTACTAATTGTGCTGGCATCATTTCCGACGCGTTGCCACGCCCGGAGGATGATGCTTTGGAGAGTTACGGTGCGCATGACGATGAGTGGCGAGTGACTTGTGACGAGTGACGAGTTAGGAATTCAGTGCAGACATGGCGCTTTGCACGGCGGCTTCGAAGGTGCTGGGCGGCTGCGGCCAGTCGTTGCGGGGGCTTGGATCGGACGCGAAGATGGCGAGGATC